GCAGAGGGAATGTCAAATAAAGGACTATGATAGTAGAAGAACAGGGAATTGATTTTCGGACAGGGGTTCGATTCCCCTCAGCTCCATTTTTTGAGAAGTACGTATTTGCGGAAAACAACGTAAATACGTACTTTTTTCATTTATACAATCACATGTAATTTGTGGTAAATCTAATGTAAAATGTGCATTTTTAGGTCATGACACAACACGAACCACAACACGAAATTTTGCTAAAAAGGTAATAAATAAGGGGCCTCTAAGGGTCCCTCGTTTTTTCAATGAACTCAATTGCATTCAGAATCATTCTTTTCTCCCGCTCTGAGTATTTTCCGCTAAGCAGGATACCTTTAAATATCGCGTACTCCTCCTTTCGCATTAAAATTGCTTTACTACACCACATACAAATTTTATCATCCGTATCCATACCTCGCCCTCCTTTAATGGTTGAACGGGCCAGTTCGTTTATTCCCCTGTCTTGTCCCTATATCGGGACACTTATTATGTTTTACTGCCGATTCGTACAAATCATCAATCCCAATATGTAATCCTTC